TTGAGCACGTCGCTGAACTCGCGCTTGCGCAGGATCCGCAGCACGTCCTGCACCACCGGCTGCAGGTGGATGAAGCGCAGCTCCTCGTCGAAGTGCACCATCTGCCTCGACACGTCGAGGATCAGAGGCTGGTTGTAGTTCGGGTTGCGCGCCAGGGTGAAGCCGCGACCCGTGCTGATCGAGTAGGTGAAGTCCTGCTGCAGCCCCTCCAGGCTCTCGATCACCGAGGTCGGCCGCGGCGCCTGCACCTCGTCCCGATCGACCCGCGCAGGCGCATAGCCACCCTCCAGCGTGCCGAAGGGCGTGACGAGCGGCCGCAGCTCGATGGTCTCGAACTCGTAGCCGAGGACCGCCTTGTGCGCCTTCTGCGCCTGCGGGAGCAGCTTCTTGTATTCCGTCCACGCGTCCTCGACGAACGCGAGGTCCGCCTTCGTCAGCCGGCCCTCGGTGAACATGCGCGCGACGAACGAGTCCCAGTTCGATGTGTCGAGCACGTCGTCGATGGTCCGTGGGTCCGGCGCCCAGGTGCGGCCGACGAGGAGCTTCTGCAGGCTGCTGTGGCTGCCCGAGTGCAGCAGCGCGCCGATGACCTCCTTCTTGCCCTTGAAGACGTAACCCAGCTCTGGCGCTGCAACGCGTGCATCCCACGAGGCGCCGGCCTGCTGCGCGAGCTTCATCAACCGCGGGTGAAATCTGCCGATGATGCCGGCCTTCGCTGCACGGTAGGCGTCGATCTGGCGCATCACCGGCGCCAGGAGGTGCTCGGTGAAGGCGCCGCGCCGGCCGCCGTCCACGAAGTGGACCCAGTGCTGCACGCGCTTGAGGCTGGCCAGCGCGTGCCACGCCTTGAGCACGAGGCGCCTGCCGGGAGTAGGAGTCTCGGTGCGCAGCGGCTGCGCACCGGGGGCCCGCCGCGCCGGCAGCTTGCTCAACTGCTCGTTCAGGTCAGCGACGGTGGTGGCCAGCTCGACCGCACGCCCCTCGGCGTTCAGCAGGTAGCTCGCTTTCGCTACGTCCCACAGCGCTTCGACGATAGCACGCAGCTCGCGGAACTGCGCGAGCGTCAGGTCGCGCCAGTCGCGGCCACCGAGTTCAGCCCGCAGCGTCTGCAGGCGGTCATGCACCGCGGGGAACTCGGTGCGCACGCGTTCAACCGCGCGGTCCGCGAGCACTGCTTCTTGCCCCTGCAGCGGGCCGTCGTCGGTGAGTCTTGCGAAGGACGTGACCAACGCGCGCGCCGCGAACACGAAGTCGATGTCCCTGGACTTCGCCAGCGTCGCGTCGTCCTGGAACAGCCGACGGAACTCCCGCCTCGCCTTGGTGATCTCCTCACGGACCACCAGCGCCTGCGCGGTCATCTGGTTCTGCAGCAGTTGCTTGCGCAGCGCTGCGACCGCGGCCTCGAAGTCGCCGTCCTTCGAGGCCCGTTGAGCTTCCTTCGCCGCCCGCGCCTCGGCCATGTCGAAGTCGTGCGGGCGGATGCGACGCACGGTGGTCCGCAGCAGTGCCTGATGCGCCGCATCACGGGCCGCCGCCAGCATGACCCGCACCGGCTGCACCGCCTTCGCGAGATGCCGCAGCTCGGTTGCCACGAAGCGCGCGCGGGCCTCGTTGTGCAGCGCCCCGGCGATCACGGCTTCCTGCTCGGGGGACCCCTCGGTGAACTCCGCATGCTCGGCCAGCATGCGCGCGTCGGTTCGCGCCTCGATCGCATCCCTGGCCACCGGCTCGTCGAGCAGCGCGCGCACCAGCGCCTCGCCGGATTCGAACCCGAACATCTCCGCCGCGACGTCCGGCGGCAGGCCGTCCTTCGAGGTGGCGAAGTGCTTCAGCTTCGTCGCGTCGGCCTCGGTCCGGACCAGCGCGATCACGGCCTCGGTGTCGAGTCTGTGCGGACCTTCTCCCTTGGTGGTCCGGCCTTCCGCGTTCGTCAGCTCGCCGGTGCGCAGCCATCGGCGTGCTCGGTAGACCGGCTCCGCTTCGACCTGCTCTGCGACTTCCTTCTCGATCCTCTCGCGTAGTGCCTCGTGCTGCTTCTGGAGATTCTTGAGCACTCGGCCGCGAGCACCACGCAGCCACTGCATCTGTCGCAGGCTCGCCTGTGTCAGCTCGGTGACGGCCGCCTCGTGCGCTTCCTCCTGCGCGGCACGGTATGCATCCCACTGATCGTCCGTCATGCCCGCCTGCTCCTGCGTCTGGAACAGCGGCGTCATGTCGCGCACCGCCTCGGCCTGCTGGATCGATTCTTCGCTGGCGAGCATCCGGTTGAACACGCCGCGCACTTCCGGCGTCAGCATCGGCAGGTCGGTGCCGAACTGCTGTCGGTAGACCTCGTTCAGTTCGTCCCGGATCGAGCGGTAAATCCGCAGCAGCCACGCGCGGAACCTCTCGAACAGCTTCTCCAGAGGCCTGGACGGAGCCTTGCCTTCGAACAACCAGATCTCGAAGTTGTAGGCGAAGCTCTCATGGTGCTTGCGTTGCTGCTCTAGCGTCAGCAAGTTCCACGTCGCAAGGTCCTTGACCCGAAACCAGTCGAGCAACGTCTGCACGTCCGCCGCGTCGCCCTCGGTCGCGGTGGCGAACGTCGTCGCCAGGAAGTAGTGCGACATCTCGTGCAGGACCGTCGAGATGTCTGCCTCCTTGTTCAGCACCGCGAGCAGATGTTCGGGGAAGAACAGACCGCGCGGCGCTCCGGCGACGCCTCGCTGCTCTACGGCTCCGCCTTCGGCTCCTGCGGCTCCGGCTTCGGGGCGGGGAGGGGCCCTTCCTTCGAATCGGCCGAGGACTTCCTCATAGACTGCGGCGGCTTCTGCAGCGAGATCACGAGTGCGCCCCGCAGCAGCGGGTTGTCCGGTTCCAGTTGGTCGGGTAGCAGTCTCGCCATAGTGTTCTTCGGCTGTCCTGAGTGTGCTGTGGAATGCTACCAGACGCAAGCCGAACTTGTCGTCCAGGATCTCGCGCAGTTGGTTGAACAGCGTGTCCGCGGAATCGGTGCCGATCGTCATGTAACGACCCTGCGTCGAGTGTCCGGTGACCTTGAGCGGCCACAGCTTGTCCACGTAGAGCCGGTCGATCTGTTCGATCGTGTAGCCTTCAGGCAGTTGGATCTGCACGCCCTTGCTCGCCTGCAGCCCCTGCCCGGGCAGCAGGGACATGATGAACATGCCCTTCTGGTGCAGGACAGCCCCGAGCCGATCCGCGACGGCGACCGCGTTGTTGGGGTCTTCGAGGACCACCGCGACCGAGGACTCCGGTTCTCCCTCCCATGCGCCGCGCTGCGGCTCCACGGAACCGATGGCGCCGGCCTCCTGCAGCACGAGCGGCACCACGAGGTCGAGGATCTCGTGGGTCGCCTGCGCTCGCTGCTCCTCGGTCAGCTTTTCCCATCGCGCGAGCAGCTCGGGATTCGCATTCGGCTGCGCCGCGACCATCACCTTCGTCAGGCGCGTCGAGACCTCATGCATCGAGATCGGCGCCGACGGGTCGCTGCTGAAGCGGAAGATGAGCTTCCCCTGCTCCTGTATATCCGCGGTGAGTTCCGGCGCCTGCTCCGCCGTCTCACGCTCCTGCAAAGACAGTTTCTGCCTCGCCTGGACGTTGCGCGCCTCGACCTCGCCGGCCAGCCGCAGGTATGCCTCATGGGCTTCCAGGTTGTGCGACTGCATCATGGCCAGCACGAGCCGGGAGGCGTTCGGATTGTCCTGCACCTCCTGCGTCAGCCTGTCGGCCGCAGCGACTTCTTCCTTCGTCATCTCCAGCGGATGCTCGCGGAACTGCTTCTGCGCCTCGACGTAGCGGTTGAACAGGTCGACGGCGGCCGGATCCTTGGCCTGGACCTCCTCCACCGCGCGTCGGAAGTCCTTCTCGCTGACCTTGGCGAGCACGTCCGTGGTGAACAGCGCCGGGTTCCCCCCACGCGCGAATCCCTCGATCTCCTGCACCATGTGCTGGATCTCGTGCAGCAGCGTCGAGAGAGCCTCGTTCCGATCAAGCCGCATGTTGACGCCGATCACACCGGCCAGCGGGTCGACGTATCCCTTCTTGTTCCGACTTTCCTCGAAGAGGTCGATCGAGACGTCCGCCAGCCGCGGGTAGGCGGCGAACAGCGGCCCGTGCTCCAGCAGGTCGCCGAGTCGGATCTCCCCGCGGCGCTTCATCGAGACGGGTATCAGTCTGGCATTCCTGTCGCTGATCTCGTAGCGCCACATCTTGTCGGCGCCCTGGAACCAGCCGGTCGCCAGACGCACCTCCTCGGCGGTGGCGCCCGGCATCTTCTTCGCCGCGGCGAAGTCGAACAGGTTTGCGGTCTGCGACCGGATCCCGGCGAACTGCTCCAGGGCCTCGCCGCCAACCACCTGCTGCGGCCCCAGCACCCTCAGTCCGCGCTCCGCGTGGAACTGCTCTGCCGTCTGCCCGAGCTTCGCGGCGCGCACGACCACGAAGTCGCGGTAGAACATGGCCGCGGCGCGCGCCTGCTTGTCCGTGAAGCGACCGGCGACCGTCAACTGCTGTCGGAATGCGTCTTCGACCTTCCGGGCTGACTCGACGAACCTCGCGTCGACCTCTGCGCGCTCCTGCAACAGATGCTCCGCCTCCTTGGCCAGAGCCTCTCTCTGAGGCTTCAGTGCTTCCAGCTCGGCGAGGCTCGGCGCCTCAGCGCTCATGCGAGCATGCGGTTTCAGAGCGTCCCCGAGCGGCGTCCCAGCCAAGCGGGCAGCAAACTGGGCCGTAGGGATCGTCACGTCCCCACCAGGGGACGCCTGGACCACCTGCGCGGTCAGTCCCGGCACGATCGCGTCCACCTCGGCTGGCGCCAGCCCGAGCTGCTGGAGCGCCTCCCCGAGGCGCGCAGCCTCGACGTAGACCGTGTCGGTGACCCCCTCCCGCACCGTGCTGCCGAGGAACCGCTCGTAGGCGGCCGGATTCCGCTTACGCACCTCCGCACCAGCCGCTCGGGCCATCAGCCGCTCGAACATCCGCGCGTCCTGCTCGGCCTGCCGGGCTCGCTGCGCGTCGCGGTAGAACCCGAACGAGGGGCCGGGGACCGCGAGCAGCGCGGTGCCCTTGACGGTCTCGGTGATGATGTCGCCGAGTCGATCGACCAGCGGCTGCCGGCCCTCCGGCGACGCGAGAGAGGCCATCTTCAGCCCTACGTTCTCACCGAGGAAGCTGGTGACCTCCTGCGCGACCTCGGTGAGCACCTCGCCGCCGAGCCCTTGCGCCCACCGCACCGCGGCCCGACCCGCAGCTCGACCGACAGTAGGACGCGCGAGGTTCTCCGCGACGCGGCGCGACACGGCGCGCGCCAGCTCGGCGCGGACCGGCCGCGTCAGCATGCCGGCGCCGACGACCTCGAACACGCCGTTGATGAATCCCACTATCTGCGAGACCGGCATCGCGACGTTCTCGGGCACGCCAAGGTCGCGCATCTCCCTGAACTGCAGCCCAGCCTCGACCTGCGCCATGCGCAACGCCATCACCGAGCTGGTGCCAACCGTAGCGCCGGTCAGGAACGCGCCGGGCACGGTGAAAAGTTCCTCGGGCGTCAGCGCCTGCGGACCAGCCTGCCCCACCGTGGCGGCCATGCCGGCCATGCCGATGCCGGCACCCAGGCCTGCGGCGAGTGCCTCGGGCGCAATCTCCTCCATCATGCCGAGGGTGCGCGCGAGCCCGCCGATGAAGCCGGAGGCGCGCAGCGGCAGCTCACGCAGCCGCTGCGAGACGAACGCGAGTCTCGCCTTCTCGGCGTCGCTCGCCAGTCCGAGAGCCTGTCGCTCCTCCAGATGACCACGTTCGATCTGCAGGCGCCCAGTCGTCCAGTTGGCGACGACGTCCTCGGTGAGGGACAGGTTCTGCATCTGATCGTGCGCGATGCGTGAGAACGAAGGATCGAGCAGGTGCCGCGCGAGCATCGAGTCGCCATGCGCCAGCCGGAAGCTCTCCGCATTCCGCTGCGCGAGGATTCCGCGGATCTTGTCGACGTTCCTCTCGACGAGCAGCGGATCGGCGCCGAGTTCGATGCCGAGCCGTTGCGCCTCGCCCGCGAGATCCGGGTCAGCCTTCACCGCCTCGGTGAAGGACTGCATCATCCGACGACGGTTGTTCTGCCTGTTGGTCTCGAAGAACTGGTCGACCTTGGCCTGCAGCGGATCCTGCAGGGGCGGTTGCGGTTCCTGCGGATTCTGTGAGGGGGCCAGATCGATCAAGCGTCGCAGCGGATCTCCGTTGCCGGTCATCGCGCTGCCGCCCTGCGTTGCCGTTCAGCAAGCCACGCAGCAGGTGGCTGCATCGGCTTGTCGAACCTTACCCACAAAGCAGCGCGTGCACGCCCGGAGGGGATGATGCCCTCCTTCTCCATCAGTTCCACCAGCCACAGGGTGACCAGTCTGGGGATGGCTGCCGGCGTGACGCGCTCCTTCCCGCCCAGGGGGATCCTGCTCTCCAGCTCCTTGGCGATCGATTCGGCAACCGGTTCGGCGCCCGGTCGAACCGCCAGAGGTTCCATCGTCGGACTGACGTCGACGAAAGCGCGCTGCTGTTCCTCCTCGGTCATCGTGGCGACGGTCGTCGGCTCAGGCAGTCCTGACAGGAACGAGAAGAGCCCAGTGTTCCCGAGCGTGAGACGGTCGAGCAGCACCTCGTCGATCACGTCCTGAAGAAGCTTCGCGCTCTTCGGCTCGCCGGCAGACATGCGAGCGGACACTCGCGACTGAATCTCGGCCTCGAAGCGCTCGAAGTCGCGAGCCTGCTCACCCCTCGCCGGCCTGTCGTGCGGGATGATCCTCGCGTCAGCGGCGGCACGCTTCACGCGCTCGGTCGACGACACGATCCAGTCGTCGTCCGGCGCCGTCCTGCCGCCTCCGTTGCTCTTGGCATGCAGGGCCTGTATCACCGCCAAGTGCCGATCATCCAGGCGTCCACGCAGTTGGCTGAAGACGACGCTCCACGGGACACCCTCCAACGCACCGGCCTCGGCCGCCCGCAGCGTGTCCAAGAACACGACGGGGTCGTTTCCATACTGATTGCCGTTGCGCGCGAAGTCCTCGACCGTGCCGAGCCTCCTGGTGTCCTGGAGTTCGGTTCGCAGCTTCGGCGGCAGCGTCTCGGGCGTGGCCATCGGGTTCTGCCGCAGGTATGCCTCGGCGCGCTGCATCAGTTCGCGCTGGTAGTCCGCCTCGCGGACTTCGAGCGCGTTCACCTCGCGGTCGATCCGGGAGCGCGCGTTGTCGATCACCTCGGTCGAGGTGCCCGCGGCGTGCATGGCCGCGAGCTGCCTGCGCGCGGCCTCGTGGATGTCGAGTGGCGTGCGTCGACGCTCACGCAGCTCGCCGGTCTCGTCCTCGTCCTTGATGGTCGGCGGCTGCGACCGCAGCACCTTCGCCGCCAGTCGCAACCCCTCGTCCTGCACCGAGGCGTTGCGGACCAGCTTCTGCAGGTCGCCCATCTTCACCGGCTCCACCTCGTCCGCCTTGACGCCCTTGAGATACTCGCGGGCCCTGTCGGTGCGGCCCTCATCGACGAGGCGCTCGATCACGCCCGCGTGGATCGAGGTGGTCGTGCCCAGGACCATGGCGCGGCGCTGCGGCGAATCCTTCTCGATGCCGAGCTGGTCGGCGATCTCGTTGGTCTGCTGGACGGCGGTGTTCCACTGCAACTTGAACGGGTCGGGCTTCGGTTCCTGGCCCGAATCCTGCGGCAGCGCCGACGGGCCGATCGTGTAGGCGTTCACGGCGTCGGCCTTTGCCGCTTCGAGGAAGGCCTTGCTCTCGCCGAGGTGGTAGACGCGAACCTGCTTGGCCTCGTGCTCGTCGATCGTCGTCAGCACGTTCTGCATGTGCCGGTCAGCGACTTGCCGGAACATCCTACGTTGCACGTCATTGTCGAGGAGCTTCTCGATCTCCATCCGCTTCTTGTCGAGGGTGCCGACCGCCCTCGCGCGGCTGTAGCCGGTCGCAGCCTTGCCGACGGTGTGCAGGTAACCGTCCTTCGGGTCGTAGAGCGACGTGCGCACCGTGTTCGAGAACAGCGAGTAGGCTTCCTTCGTCCTGGCGTCGTCAACCTGCTCTTGCAGGCGCGCAACGATGTCCGTCGTGACCTGCCCGGCACGCTGCGCCGATTGCCCGAGCTGCTGCAGATGCTCGCCGGTGGCATCCTGCTGAGGCACCACGCGCGGCGCCGAGAAGCCGCCGCCGCCGCTCGGACCCGGCTGCAGCTCGACGGACGGCAGGTCGTAGGGAACCCGCGGCATCAGTAGCTCCTGCCTTGGTTGGCCGCCCACTGACTCGCGACCCCGCTGGCGCCGCCGAGCAGGCTGCTGAAGCCGGACATCCAGGGGCGGACGGACCTCGCGGCACCGCGGAGGTTCCGCGCCGACACGCCGGCCAGCAGGGCCCTGTTCTGGAAGTCGATCCCGCGCGTCCGGGATGCCTCGGCGGCCCGCACCGCGTTGCTGTTGATCGTCAACACGTCGAGCTGCTTGGCCAGCTCGGTGGTCGCCTGCAGCTCGGCGGCGGTGCCGACGCCGGCTTGCACTCCCCTGGCCGCCAGCGATGCGGCCTGAGCAGCCTTCGCCTGACCGGCACGGAGCGTCGCCAGACCGAGTTCCTGCTGTCCCGATTCCAGGATGTGCTGCGCGTCGAGTTCGGCCGAGCGGGCGTTCAAGTTCGCCATGCTCGCCTCGAAGTCCATGCTCAGGGCCTGCGACTTCAACTGATACTGCTGCGCCTTCGCCGAGTAGAACGAACCGATCACACCCATGAACATGCCGGCGATCGACAGCATCGTGCCGGCCGGCCCGAGGCCGCTGAAGCCTCCTGACGCACCGGGTGCTCCGAAGCTCGTCACGACTCCTATCCTCCTGTTGCGACTTCGAGGGTCAAGCCTACGACCGTCAACGGCAGCGGGTTGCTCTGTCTGATGAGGACCTGACCATCCTCCGACCACCTCTGCAACAACTGCGTTTGCACCTCGGTGGTCTGCAAGGTCGTGGGGACCGGCAGGATTGCGTCGACCAGATTGTTCGAATCGGGTCCGATCTTGAAGTTGCCGGACTCGAACACTCGAACCCACGCCTCGTCGACGGCCTTGGTGCGACCCTTCCCGTAACCGTCGACCTGCATGATCAGCGGCAGGGTCTGCAGGTCCGCCGCGTATGCTAGTCCCGCGTGAACAATAACCGACGGGGTTGCAAGAGTGATCGAGCCGGCGACGATCATCTGCTGCGCCTGCACCAGTCCGTCCGCCAGGATGCTGACGGTCTCTCCGGTCAGGTGGTCGAGGCCGGAGAAGGAGCCGCGGGCCCAGGCCCACGCGGCGGTCGCGACGGCGCGCAGGTCGGCCGGCAGCGACGACTCGATGCGGGCGGTAGCGACCGTGGCGGAGGAGACGGTGAGGATCTCCAGGCGATGCTTCGTGCCAGCCGAAGACGTCAACTCAAGCTCGTCGCCGATGTCGGGCGAAGGGGCGCCGACGGTGAAGATGCCGGGGGCTGCAGCCGTGACCGTGACAGTTTCACCGAAACCCCACGTGATGCCGCCGGTCACGGTGATCGTCTGCGCGAGGTCGAGGTTGGTCCCGTCGAACGTCAAGCCCGAGTCGACGAAGAAGCCGTTCTCGATGCGGACGAACTCCTGCAGTCCCATCCGTTCGACGAAGCGGACCTTGGAGCCAAACGTCGTGCGTTCCACCAGGACGTAGAGTCGGTCCTCCTCCGCCTCGGACACCACGGTGCACGACTTGAACAGCCCTGCTGTGTTGTGCTGGTGCCAAGCGCCGACCTGCTCCTCTGGCACGTAGGTGATTCCCAGCAGGAGTCCTGAAGTGGACACGAACCAGACGATCGGAAGCGGAGCCTTCGCATATGCGAGCTGCACCGTGTCTTCGCCGTCAAACAGGTGCGCGGCCCGCAGCGACAGGTCCCCCGTGACGAAGCTGTTGGCCTGGAAGCTGAACCCCATCTCACGAACATGCCCGCCGCGGGCCGCGCCGAAGATGATCAGGTTGTTCACCACAGCCGGCTGCACGTTGCTCGCGCCGATGTAGCTCTGTGGTCGCACCGAGATCGAGCCCGGAGTGATCGCGTCCGAGTTGATGGGCGTCACGCGATACTCGGCGGAGTTCGCGAGCAGCACGAGGTGCGCGACCGGCACGATGTGCCTGATCGTCGAGCCCTCGCGGGCCGCGATGCGGAAGTAGATCCGGTCGCTATCCTTCACCGGGATCGAATAGGTCAGGTTCGATTCGGTGCTCGACCGCGTCATCCACACGTCCTGCGACTGGACCAGCGGTCCCGCGAAGCACCGCCGCTGCTCGAAGTAGGCGACGGCCGCCGGGAAGTTGCCGGCGGTCCCGGTATGCGTTCCAGCCGGCGATCCGCTCAAGTTGATCGCGACGCCTCCCGACGTCGCCGCGAGCTGGAAGTCGTCCGCGGTCGGGTTGATGACGTAGTAGCTGACGCCCACCGTGATGCCGGTCGGCAGCACGTCGGTCGTGCTGAACACGATCGGCATGCCCGCGAGCAGGCCGTGCCCGACCCGCAGCACACGGTCGGTCGTGAGGTTGAACGTGTAGGATCCGCGTTGCGTCATCGTCGAGTCGAAGATCGGCGGCGAAAGCGACAGGTCGGGCCCGATGTTGTCGTCGCGGAAACCGACGATCGGCGCCTCGACCTCGCCGATGAACCCGAAGAGTCCGGTCTGACGCTTGTAGACGCGGTAGCGAGTCGCGCCGACCACGGTGTTCCACGAGAGGTCGACGAAGGCCCCCGCCACGAACAGGTTGATCGTGACCGGCGCCGCGGATCCCGCAAGAGACTCCTCGTTGTTCGTGCCGATCGCGGTGACCGCGTAGGTGTTCTGCAGGTCCGCGGACAGGGTCACGCTGCGCACGCGGCTCGCAGCTACCACCGTAGTGGATCCCGAACCCACATGCTCGCCGCTCTCGATGGTCTTGAGCGCCAGCGTGGTGGCGGCCGTGGCGCCGACCACGTAGAGGCCGTTCACGATGGTGCCGACGTCGGTGATCTGGACGGGCTCACCCTCGACCAGCGTGTGGTTGGTCGAGGTCGTCAGGATCGCGGGCGTCGCCGCGGTGACTGCGGTCACCTTCATGCCTTCCCCGAGGAACGGCGTCAACACCAGACCAGTTGGAGCCGCGACGGCCGCGTCGAAAATGATGGGCGTCAGCGTCCATTTCGTGGCGCTCAAGCGCTTCAACTCCGCAGCCGGGTAGCGCGGATGCACGAGTGTGAGCACATCGCCAGACTGCACGTAGTGAACGTTGAAGACGTCCTCGTCCGCGTAGTTGTGGGGCACCTCGTAGACGAGGTCCGACGACTCGCGATACCAGAAGTCCGTGCTCGTCGGCGGATGATCGGTGTGCGTGAGCCAAGGCCTCGCCGTGCAGTAGAACGCACCGGCCCCGACCCCGGTGAAGTTGGTCAGATCGCCGATCTCGTAGGCGAAGTGCACGTTGCGCTCGCCAGCGCCGCCGGCCTGCGCGGTGATGTCGATGCGGGTGCCCGCCAGCGCGTTCGCGAGTGTGGTCGCGAACGCGACCTCGTCGGGGTCGACGACGATCGCGAAGACGATGACGCCGGCGGCCAGCAGGCCGGCCGGGCTCGTCGTGAGCGATCCGGCGCCGGAGTAGGTGAGGGTCACCGGGTCGCCGGTCGTCAACCCGTGAGCCGCCGTCAGCAGGACGGCGTTGCCGGCGAGGTCGACGCCGTTCGTGTAGGCCCCGATGGTCGTCGTCGAGATGTTCATCAGCGGCACGTAGGCGGGCGGCGTCGCGTAGAGCAGCGTGGCGCCGTTCGTGTGGAACCTCAGGTAGCCGATGCTCCTGGAATCCACGATCGCACGACCCATCTCGATCACCATGGTCTGGTCCACCGAGAAGGTGAAGGGGAACAAGCGCACGTTCCCCTTGTTGCGCGAGTTCACGTGCATCGACCCGGAACCGATCGTCGTGAGGTCGATCTCGATGCCGGCGAGCGCATTCGCCCTCGTCGTAGCAACGCTGATGATCGCGGCACCGACCCGGATCGCGTAGAAGACCGTGATCACGACGAGCGGCGCCGGAAGCGTGCCACCGCTGAGGAACGAGAATGTGATCGGATCCCCGGTGACCAGACCGTGACTCAGGACGGTCGTGATTTCGTTCAGTGCGGTGTCCACCGACGCAATGGCCCAAGCATTCCGCTTCGTCTCGCGCACGAACTGGAAGCCCGGCCGGTTGAACGCGGGCCCCTGCGGCTTCGGAATGAAGTTGAGGAGCTTGGCGGCGCCGTTCTGGAACTTCAGGTCGTCGATGCGCCCGAACATCTCGGGCGACATCTCGCCGCCCGCGAAGGACCGGCTCACGCTGCGGACGTTGCGCGCCACGGCGGCGCTACCTCCCAGCCATCCAGGGAACTACTTGCTGCGGGTTGTTCAGGCGACGATTGCCATCGCTACTCTCGGCCTTGCCCAGGTAGAACATCATCATGGAGATGGCACGCTTCGCCTCGGCGGCGCCCTCCGCACCCTTGATGATCGGCCCCGCGAGCAGCGCCGCCAACTGCCACGACATGGCCATGACGAACAAGGGCGGATACTGCGTCACGTCTACGACTCTAGCGACGTAGCGCAGCACCGCCGTGTCCTGGTCGGTGTAGAGCACCTTGTTCCCGGCTTGGTCCTGCTCGACCGCGAACGTTTGCGGCACGTAGCTGGTGAACAGCGGCGACAACAGCGTCTGGTTGTCGAAGGTCACCCTGCTCGGCTGCACATAGTCGTCGCTGACACCCGGAGCATGCACCGCCACGATGTTGAGCGCGTCCGCGGGAACCGCGTAGACGAAGTCCCACTCATCCAGCACCGGGGTCGTCACCTTCGTCAGCGCCTTGCGGCGCGCGGCGAAGCCCCACTGCCGCAGCTCCAGTAGCATATCCCGGGCGACCGGGTAGTAGCGAGCGCACAACGCCGCCTGCGCGGATCCGTCCGGCGGCTCGATCGACGTCACCTTGGCGACATCGCCGATGTGCGAGAGCGCGAGGTTGCAGATGTCGACGGCCTTGACCCCGAGACCCTGCGAGATCGCGAGGTCGACCAGCGCGCCCATCGCGTCAGCAACCAACTCGCCGTTCCTCGCCTCACCAACACCGTTGAAGTGACCGAGGTCGGTCACGAGCTTCGGGCTTGCGTCGAAGTTGGCCGTCGCCGCGAATCCGTCCTTCGCGACGAACTCCTCGATCGCGATGTTCACCAGCTTGCCACTGTCGCCGGAGAGCACGACCGGAACCCCGTAGTAGAGGAACGTGCCCGAGAGTTCCCAGGGGATGTTCGTGATGCGAGGATGCACGATCGGGATCTTGGCCGCGGAGCTGTAAGGCGAGAGGCTCACGTCCTGGATCACGCCCCGCAGCCACAGGTAGAACGCGGTCAGCGTCTCGCCGAACATCTCGCGACCCGCCACCGAGAGAGCGTCGGTCTCACCCTGCATGCCGAGGATGCCGATGATCCGCAGCTTCTTCGTGCTTCCCTCCGCCGTCAGGGCCGCCGGAGCCATCACCTGGATCATGCGCTGCAGGCGCGCGGCGAGTCCGTCTGGATTGCTCGGGGTCCAGTCGAGGTGCTTGGTGTAGTCCCACCAGCCGAGCGTGCCGAAGAAGCCAAAGAAGTTCTCCGTGTTCCGCAGGATCTGCCCGGCGCTGTTCACACCAAGATGAATGATGTTGACTCTTCGCCCCAGTTCGATCGACAAGCGCCACGCCAGCTCGATCAGCATGCCAAAACGATCGCCGTAGCTGAACGTCGTGATACCGCGTGGTCGATTGTGGATCCTGCCGTCGCCGAACGCCGCAGGCTGCATGTCATTGTTCGGGTAGCGGAAGCCCTTGCCCGGCAAGAACGCGTGCGGCGAGTTGTTGAAGTGTGGGACCCATGCCTCGTAGATCCACGTCGAAGGAGTGCCGGTTGGCGTGCCGGCGCCGCTCCAGCTCGGCACCGTGAACACGAGCGTGGTGTTGGTGGTGATCGTCGCCCAACTCGTTCCCCCATCGTGCTGGACGCGGATAAACCCGCCAGCGAAGGCATTCGCCACCACCGCGTTGAGAAACGTCAGCGAGGTCGCGGTAGCGGCGGTCGCCGCGTGCGTGGCCGGCGCGGTGTAACTGTCGGTCGCCTCGCAGATGCCGTGGCTGTCGACCCCTTCCAGGAAGGTGAAGGGCAGGAACACCCCGAGGTCCGTGAAGGTGCTGATGCCCGCAGGGAGCGTGTAGCCGGGAGCGAAGACCGTTCCAGCCGGATAGGGCACGACGCTGGTCGCCACGTCCGGCCCTTCCGGCTGGAACGGCGTAAGGACACGCACGTTCTCGTAGCTGGCCCAGCGTCCGTCGGCTCGGACGAGGTAGCCGGAGAACGTCCCGGGCGCGGCTGCCGCCACGACCCAATCGACGACGATGGTCGAGGCGGTATTGGATCGGATGGTCGCGTAGCCGCCGAGCGGCGCGGCGGTCGTGCCGAGCCGGAGTTGCGCGCCGGCCCACTTGTTGGCCACCAGCACCGTGCCGACGTCCAGCGTCTTGTTAGTCCCGGTCTCCTCACCCCCGGCGATGATGATGCCGGTCAGGTTGACGCCGACGTCAGAGAGATCGAGGTGCGGCGACTCGCCGTATCCCTCTGCCTTCGACCCCCACGGGCGGGTGTTCGACTGACCCCACGCGACGAGCGCAACCTCGAAGTCGTCGGACAAGTCGCTGGCGAACTTCAGCATCGTCGTGGCCTTCCGCGCAGAGCCAGCCGCGAAGGATCTACGTCAGGAGGTCGGCAGCATCTCCACCACCGCCGCGCCGGTTCGCGGGATGGTGCTTGGCAAAGCCGGGCGTCGTCCACGGCGGAGGCGACTCCAGACCGGTCTGGAGCGCCCGCTGCTCGTCGACGTCCAGCGGCGCGTCCGCATGCACCACCGGTCCGCCGATCGGACCGCTGTAATCGAACACCTCGCCAGCCTTGTGGAGCTTCTGGTCGGACAGGTAGCACGTCTTCCTTGCGCGAACTCGAACCATCGAGAGCTTTCCTTTCAGGCGACCGTGTAGCCGCTCACGTAGATGTTCTGCAGCTCGTGCTCCTGGGCCGGATTAATCAACAGCCGCGCCGACATCGCGCCAGCGGAGAACGAAGCGGTCGCGAACAGAGGCTGCGTCCATGCGGCCGCGAGGAATCGCTTCATGTAGCCGGCGACGCCGGCAGCGAAGGTGCCGTCACCCGTGGTGAAGCGGCTGATCGGCGCGAGCGGAATGTTGAAGATCGCTCCGAGCGGAAGGCCGGACGCGACGTAGCGCGGAGACGAGAAGTCGGCCGCGATGAACGGACCACCGACTCGCGCGTCCCAGATCGCATTCGTCACGAAGTTGGCCGAGTCGGCCATCACGGGACCGAACTGCAGCGTCGGCGCGAGGACGCCCGCGACGAACGCGGTCGTGACAACGAACTGCATGAAGAGACGCTCGCCGGTGGCGATGTCCACCTTCCGCTGCAGATCGATCACGTTGGTGCTCAGCGTGAACGCGTCGGCCGCAGTGAGCACCTGCGCGGTTGCCACCTCGGTGGCGAAGTCGATGATCATGGTGGATTGTCCTTTGCTGTGAGCCCCCCGGCTCAGCTCACGAGGAAGCCGGAGGGGTAGTTCTTGCGACCACCTTCATGATTCATCACGAAGTCCGTGGTGAATGATCCCGCGGTCAGGGGTCCGGTCGTCACCACGTAGCGCACCCCGAGGAACTTGCGCGACGCGTCCGAGAACGGACCGATCACGTCATGGAAATGCGGGTTCAGTTCGAGAATGACCAACGTGCCCGGAGGCACACCAGTGGCTCCTGCGGCCACGAGGTCGTCCTTGCCGTAGGCGTCGGTCGCGCCGATCACCAAGATGTTGGCCGTGAGCGCACCATCGTCAGCGATGATGGTCTGGAAACCCACCGTCGCCGCACCAGCCGCAGTGGCGCTCGCAACAACAGCGATCTGGAAACGCATTTTCTGACCGGTGCCCATTTCCCGCTCGATCAGACCGAGGTCAATCGAGTTGGTGGACACGGCGGTCGCGGTGACGGCCTGCGCACTGGAGACGCGCAGGAAGTTGTCGGTGTAAACCATGGTTGACTCCTTGTGTGTTGCTCCGGGCGGTCAGACCACCCGCGCCTCCGTGTTGAGGATCTGGTCGCACAGCCGACAAGGAATACCCATGAAGGTTAGCATCGCCGTCGGCGACGTGCCGAACTGCGTCAGCGCAGCGTTGACGTTGAGCACGTTCTGCGACTTCTCCAGCCCGAGACGCTGGAGACCGCTGTAGACCGTGCGGTTCATGTAGAACGCGGGCTTGCCCAGCCCGAAGCTCGGGATGCGGGCCGTCGCCTGCGCCATCCGGTGGACGATGTGCGTGAAGCTGGTCGGCAGTTGGGCAGCCGCCAGCGCGACGAGGTCGCTCACGTCGATGTTGGCGACGCGCACCGTGAACCGCCAGTCCTTGACGACGAGCCCGTTCTTCCACTGGAACCACTCGACCAGCGCCTGCATGCGCAGGCCGGCGCCGCCAGCCTCGTAGACGGTCTGCTCGCCGAAGTCGCGTTGCATGAGGCCCGCGGTGCTGCCCTTCGGGAACGGACAGAACACGGTGTTGTCGCCCCACACGACCAGCCAGATCGAGGTGTTGTCGGCACCAGCGCCGCCGCCGTCGATGATGTTCTGCCCGTTGCCAGCGGCAAGTTGGGAGTAGCGACCCGAGAGTCCGAGGAACTCCTTCGGGTCGGTCGCCGGGTTGCCGTAGAACATCGTCTGCGCCATCTCCTGGTTCATCGCCTCCAGGAACAGGCGAGCCTCGCTGAGACGGAACTCAGCGGTGTTGCCGTTGAGCATCGCGAGGTCCTTGTCGACCTCCGAACGAGCTTCGAGGATCGAGCAGGCCTCATCGACCTGCGCGGTCGTGCCCTTGCTCGGGGCGATACCCTGGTTCAAGGCTCGCCAGTAGACCGTCGGCAGACCCGTCGCGATCACCACGCGGTGTCCGGTCGGCAGGTTGCCCTGCACGAACACGCAGTCCGCAAGGATCTCGTTGGTCTGCGACAGAAGGTTCGCGATGACCGGGATGTTGCCCTCCGGGTCGACGCGCTTGGCCCAGTCGGCCAAGGTCAGGTTGTTGGTAGAGAGAACCGCCATGTCATGCGCTCACGTGTGTTGGGTAGAGCTTCTTCGCCATGACCGCGGGATCGTTCACGTCAACGCTGCCCTCGCCGCCACGGCCCGCCACGAACCTGTCTTCGCTGATCGCCTGTCCGACCTTGAAGAACAGCCGGATCACATCCGGATGATCTCCCATGCCGGACTCGTTCAGCAGCTTGCGAAGAGCTGGACTCCCGAACTTGTCGAGCGCCTTCTTGGCGACCGCCATGTTCGAGTCGAACTTGTCGCCACCGAACTCCTTGTCGGACTTCGTCTGCGACTTCCACCCCTCACGGATGGACTCCATGCGTTGGAGGTTCTGCTGGTGCACCACGGGTGCAACCTTGTCCAGGATCTTCTGCGCCGCTGCCTGACTCAGATCGAGTTCTCGCGCGACCGTCGAGTAGGCACCGAGCACCTCATCGTCGAACGCCACGTGGTCATCATGGACCGTGAACTCGTAGAGTTCCGGCGCGTTCGTCTTCGGCGCGTCGGTCTTCATCCCCTCGGCCTTGACCGGTGGAACCTGAGCAGCGGCTAGCTGCTGCTGTTGCTGCTGCACCTCACCGCCCGTCTTCGCGGGTGCCGGCGAGGTCAGTGCCGTTTTGCCGTCAGCTATTGGTGTCGTTTCGGGCATCGTCGGCGCTTCTGTCGTCTGCGTTCTCTGTCAGCATCATCGTCCACACGCGCGCGGGGCACACCCGCTTGATCAGCCGCTGCAGGGCGATGCCGAACTCGCGTCTTCCTTCTCGGCGCGCCATCACGCCGTAGTTCTGATCGAAGACGCTCTCGTCGAGACCGGCCTGCAAGAGGATCCGCCGCACCACGCGGCGACCACGCTTGTCGGACATCAGCCACCGGAAGTCTCCCTCCTCGTTCTCACGGTCGACCTGCTCACGCGCGGCTTGTTCGTCTGCCACGCGCTGGATCTCCGCGAGATCAGTTGGGTCTTGGACCCGGTAGCTCACGGAGCAGAATCCTAGGGAGCACCTCCCCCTGCGTCCAGCCCCAAAAGCACACCTACTTCTTCTTGTAGGTATGGAACTTAGCGGGGGGCCTGCCGGCGGCCTTCCGCTTGCTGTTCGTGATCCTGGCCGCGGACTCCTTCAGCTTGTCGTCGGACCAGTCCGGATGCTGCTTGCGCAGCGCCTGCTTGATCTTCTCGTAGTCCTCGGGCATGAGAGCCTCCTGTTCGAGGTTGGGAACGACGACCCGGAATCTCCGCTCCAGGTCGTCGAGCCTGGATGAAACAACCGTGAGTTCGT